GACGATCTAACTCTGCAACGGTGCATTTGCCCATCCGCGCAACAGCTAGAAAAGTTTCCATCTGCTGCAAAGGCATCTCGCAATTAATATCCTTAAAGCAATTTAAGATATTCATTGTTTTATTAGTTATCGTAAGTGTATCCATATTTTTCTTTACCTTTAGTTTGGCTACCTGATTCGCAGGGATTACGCACTAAGTTATTTTATATAGTAATGTCTCATGCCATGCAGCTTGATGACATCATAATTATTCATGACTTCTAAAGTTGTACCTTTCCAATCAATAACGATATCAGGATACGTTTTGGAGAAGTCATCCCCAATTAAATCTCTTGCAAAAGCCTCATCAGATAAGAAAATCCCTACAAAATTCTGACCTTCATACGCTTCTTTCTTTCTAACAGTTACATCATGTTGCACGGATTGATAATCTACTATTCCTAACGTCATTACGGTTTCCTTTTTTATTATTATTATAGTCTGCGGTCATTCCCTCTGAAAAACACCGCCACTTAAAATTATAAACGGTTCGCGTTAAAGAACCGCTATTAAAGCATAAAGTGTGGGATATGACATACTTATATGCACCAAGATATGCTTATACGCACCAAGATATGCCGCGTCTATTCAATTCACCCAATGCCCTCACCTCACGCCTAGTAGGCTTATAGGTCTTGCCATATTGATCGGCCTTGGCCTGATAAATCCGCGCTATTCTGATTAAGTCTGCATAATTTAATTTGCTCATAGTTATATCCTCTTATTGTCCGGGCTAAAAGTTAAACGGCAATGCCTGCTGCCAAATCGTCAAGAACATCCTCAAAATACTCACGGCAAATTGGGTATGGCAGGTACTCAGAATCTGTGTAACTTGCCAAGGTCACACCTTGCCCAAGCTGCTCAATTACGACCTGACCATCAGTCCATTTTGATAAGCTGCGATTAACCCCTTCCTCATCTCTCGGCTGCCCTGTAAGGAAGCGAGACACGCTCTCGAAGGTGCGTAATTTATACTGCGGTGCTGTTTTATATTTTAAATTTGCCATGATAATTAGTCCTGTTTAATTGGTACGTTATGTTTAATTTTAGTTAGTAAAAGGCAGCAATGGTTCATGATCTTGCACATCCCCACACATCTTCCCGTGCCACGTGTCCTCAGTTACCCACGCCATTGATTGGTCAGGGAAAGTGACTTTAAACTGGTATCCGTCACTAGTGATCTCACCGTGCAACTCTTTAGCATACTCGCGCCATCTGAAGATATGGTCAGAATCATATCGCACCATGTGCCAAGTGAACTCGTTGGTAATCGGCAACTTACCGTGCCACACTGACGCGCAGAGTTCAGTATGCTCACGGTATAAATTATCATCTCCTAACGTAGCTTCAAATTTAATGCTGTCAGCTATGTGTTTATTGCAGTAATGAACGTGACCTACGAATTCACGCACCCCTGCACTATTCTTTCCTGTTGCACAGTAGAATTTCATAACTCCTCCCCTGTACCTTCACTTTCTATCGTTCCCTTGTAGCAAACCTCCACCCATGATTTGTCAGGGAAAGTTACTAGATGCGCTCCAACCACAACATGATGATGACTATAGTAGTGGTGGTACGCGGTTGTGACTGATGCTGCCATCGCATGGGCTAAAGATTCCCACCCATCTTTAGTGAACTTTTTTAAAAATATATCTCTTTGATCGCTCATTTATTACGCTCCTAACCATTCATCAAAAGTTTTTAAAGGCTGCCCTGTGGTAATGTCGTTACCTTTACCATCGTCAGCTAATTCTAGGTACAACTCATAACGCTGCCATAATGTTCCCATCTCTATTCCCCTGCTTTTTTATTGTAAAAAGTTAAAATTTCTTCATCAGTTAAGGTGTAAATTTTGTGTGCATCAGCAGCCAAAAGCTTGCCAAAAGCTGCAGCAGATACCGGCTTATAGCTGCCCCTGTCATAAGCTTTTAAAATTGCCTGCTCCCATGTAACAGAACCTTGCCAAAAAGGCGCATCTCTGACTTGATAAGAGGAGACTTCGACCTCGCCTATAATGCCTCGCGTCTTATCATTAAAATGCACAATTTCCAACCGTAAAAAGTCATCATCCTCATATACTCCGGAGGGTATTATCCCCATCCATACGGCCTCTATAATCTGCCCCTCGCTGCTGTATTCTCGGCCTGTGTTCCACTTGATACGCTCTTTTTCTTTCATTGTTATTCCCCTATTAAAGTATGATAGTAGGCTGCTGCCTGCCCTCTGCTGCAGCCCTTCCCCATTAACTTAAACTTATCTTTATAACTTTCCGCTCACCTGTTAACTTGATAACATCCGGCTCATAGTTATCTAAAAAAATACGCCAATGGGCCAGTAATCGCTCGGTGTTGGTGCTGTTAGCGTGTAAGCTAAAGACTTCGGCCCCATCCCCATAAAATACGAACTCCTGCACGGTAGGATTCCGGCTGCTATAGGCATCTTCGCGCACCTCTAGCTTACAAGTCATCGGCCCAACTTCAAGAATCGGCTCGGCTATTTCCTCGTAAATCTCAGGTTCCGGTGCTGCCTCAGTTCTGCGGTAACTAATCATTATTTTTTTATAGCCTTGATCCTTCCATTGATCACGCTCTGCTTCTAATTCGTATAGGCATTGCTCCCTGTCATAGCTGCCATAAAGCAATTCAATTTCACCATCAATAATGGCGTTGATTTCGTAGTATTTAAACGGTTTTTCTGTTGTTAATTTGCTCATCTCTATAACTCCTGATTATGTTTAGGCCACCATAGGGCCGGACTAGGAAAAACTTGTGTAGCGATCCAATTGGCAGCCCATAAAAGGACTGCCATAAACGCTAGAAAAATGCAGACAATTAATATTAATGTACTCATAGCGAACCGGCCCCGCCACCGGCTGCGTGTATCAACTGCATTAAAAATATTAAGCTGCTTTTAAGTAGAGGCTGATCGAATAAAGCTACCCAAAGAACCGCGCAATTAAGCGATATAAATACCATCCAAAATATTATTATTCCTGCTTTCATATGCTGCCCCTATCCGATGAAAAGTAAACCGCTGACCAATGCCATGCATAATATAAAACCGGCTGCTGCTGCTGCTGTCTCGGCCCACGTTTCGCTGTCTTGCTGCTGCTCTTGGCTGCCTTGTAATTCTAGGTAGTCGCGCATCATTGCCGGTGCTGCTGTTTTGTGTGTGTACATGGTTATTTTCCTTTGAGTTATGGCAGCAGGCCCGATGCCTGCCACGTTTAATAATTGAGTGATGTTTAAATTATGCTACTGCAATGCTGTTGGCCTTCTTTGCTCCCGATCCGTGCGGATAGAATCCGATGGCGTAATCTCTGCTGCTGTTGGCACATAATAAGCAGCTGCTGCAGGTTGTCTTTTTAGATGTCTGAGCCGGACACATAACAACCTTGTTACCTGCCTCTGTCCGTGTCACTTTCTTTGCATCTGCAGGCATAAGGACAGCGACCGGTGCAGTATCAAGGGCCATAAATTCGTCAACTTGGTTAATGCTATTAGCTGAGATATTGACAGCAAAACCACCTTTATTAGCTGCAGCAATTGCAACCCTGTTGGCTGCTGCTGTTTCCTCTGAAATATAGATATCCTGCTTTTGTCCGGGCATTTTGTGCCATCCGGCTGTCACAGGGTAATGAGTGTAAGTAAACGATGTTAGGCGTTTGGTGGCCCTTGTTAGCTGCTGCAATGCCTTATGATTAACTCTATTTTTACGGCCTGCTAAATCACCGGCCTGATCATGTCTAAATGCTGACCGTGAAGGCAGGTCCTTAACTTGCTGCAAAAAATCAGGCCATGCAACGCCACGCTCACCGCTGCTTACTTTCGCCCAATGCATAGACAGGTGGTAGTTGTCTGCATAGCAGCCATTGCCCTTTAATGGGCAGGTATCCGGACAGGTTTTAGCGTTTGAAGTGGTAACAGCCATGTTGCCGGTTTTAGCGTTTTTACTGTTAACTGTTAGGTGGAAATTGCCCTCTACCTCATCACTTGCTGCATCCTGCTTAATTACTGCATCCTGCTTAATTACTGCATCCTGCTTAATTACAGGCGTGACTTTAACCGGCCCTGTCTCTGCATAGACTGACCGGTCAGCGTTAAGAAAAACCCGACTAGCTGCTGATATAGGCTGCTCATTCTTTGCAGTTATAAAGCTGCTGAACTTGTAAGGATTATAAGCGACACGCTGTCCACCAGTAAGGACAACCTGTCCACCGGTGCCAACTGGTAGCAGGCTATAGACACGGCCCACAATACCGGCATGAACATTTTTCTTTTGTTCCTTGATAACACGCTGACGGCCTGCCTCGCTGACCTTAAACGTGCAGCCGTCAAGGATGGCAGCAGATGCATGATATACGACACGGCCCTTGTTAGGCCCCTCTAATGCTTTCAAAGAAAAGCAGCCCTTATGCAGGTTGAAGTATGCGAAAACTTTCAAATTTCTGATATCTGCTGCAGCTTGTAAATGTCTCATAGGTAAACCCCGTTTCGTTTGTTTGTCGTGATGTGAGATGCCATCGTAACGAAAAAAAGCATTAATTCAAAATCTTTTTTACAATGTGATTATTTTATCCGTCTTGTTAACATTATATGTACAGCAGAAAAATAAATTCATTGGGGCCGGTCAATGCTGCAGAAAATGGCAGGCAGTAAGCAGTAAGCAGCAGCTGCAAAACTGCAGGCCATGACAGATTGACAGCGGCCCCGAAAGCAGCGAGCAGCAGCAGCGGCCCAGTCAATGTAAACAAGCGGCCCCGATCAGCAGCAGCGGCGATGACGTAGGATACCTAATCCAACATGATCGACCGTATTTACTGGCCTGCAGCAGCTTTTGGCCCCGCGTTTGATTCTGAATTGATGCAGCCGGTGATCATTCAGTAACTGTTGATAAACACACGGCAGCGCGAGAACCTGGCATAGGGGGAAATCCAGACGCGGCCTAAATCAAATACCCCCTCAGATTTTCCTGTAGAAAACAGTCCGTCTGAAGAGGTGATCCGATGCAACTAAAAGTTAACTCACTATCGCATTATATCCATTCAAAATTCCTTGTCGGGTAAGTTCCAGAGAGTAAGGTTATGATGTGCTTACTCTCCCTGCACGAATGGACTGATAACGCCTGCCTACTGTCTCACTAGGAGTTAATACTTATACTTTATATATAGAGGACTGCTGCAGCTAGCTGCTATAGGTACAGTTATAGCTAGCTATATTAGCTATAGTAACTTACCTTACAGTCTCCCCTTACAGGAGGCCGTTAGCTTTGGGCCACCTTTCTTACCGCTGATGCTGAATCCTCGTCATGTCAACTAGAGGAAACTCCCGATGACAATGAGGACAGGTAACCAACTGTTTACTATAGAATCGAACAAAGCTGCCCTTCCTTCCTTCACCGCAAGGACACTCAAAGTCATATATCTCCGTATCAGTTGCTGCTTCACCCATAAGTCTCTACGAAGTCAAGCAGCTGCCCCTTGTTAAGCGCACCCACCTTAGTACCGGATATCTCACCGTCCTTATATATAATAAGTGTAGGAACTCCTCGCACCCTTAAACTGGTAGCTACCTCTGGAGCATGATCAATGTTTAACTTCAGCACCTTAATGCCCTCTTCCTTCTCCACCTCATCCAAGAGAGGAGAAAGCTGCTTACAAGGGGCGCACCAAGGTGCATAGAAGTCAACTAAGACTGTCTCCCCACTTAACACTACTTCATCTTGAAATTCTTTCGTTGTCATAAATCTCTGATCACTCATATTCATCTCCATGTTATATTCTGTAGCCCACACCTGTATTCCGTGAACTGCTTCCTGCGTTATTCATAAATTTCTCTAAGGCTGCATCTAACTGCTCTTCCTTATAGTCTGCTGCTATCTTTCTGCTATCTGCATCCATGACCTCAACCCAGTAAGCAACTGCCATTGCAACTGCCTCCAATCTATCGTCATGCGCTAATGCGCCACGCTCACTTGTAATCCGTGTCATCTGGTAGAAGAGAGAGTACTTCATGCTCTTTGCATCTTTAGCAATCTCATAGTCATCTGTAATAACCTGTGTATCTACGACAAGCTTGTGCTGCATCATTACCGGCTCAAGCGTATCAATTACCCTCTTCTCTTTCTGCGTATTGTGACGCACACCTACACCCTTAGTCTGGGCATTGAGTGGTACTGGATAGATACGAGTGAGATAAGGAGATAGCAGCTTGTCAAACATACCGTCACCAAAGTTACGCTCAGTAATTACCTCTGTAACTTGATGCCTCTTGGCTGCTAAAGCTAACGTGTTCAGCGTCTTCTCATCATAACCACCAACAAGACCTCCTGCTTCTACTAGATATAAGAAGCCATTTAGATACTTGATTACCGCGTAAGCAGTTTCATCCTTACCCATACCAGAGGGGTCAATAGCGAGTACGCCACCACTTGGTTTAGCTTGTGTATCCGCAGTCCAGAAAGGTCTGTAGTATTTATCCCCATCTAAACCAATTACCGGAACATCTTGAACCACTAGATCACTCTTAGTTCCCCAAGATAAGTCTGCAGGCAGCTGATTGCTTGTAGCACAGTCCATCACCATCAAGTCCTTCAACTTGAGAGGATACTTGTCTGCATCAGAGAGCGAGGTATCTAACATAAACTGCAAGGCGAAGCCTGCTTTACCGTAGGTAATCTCCCTGCGTGTTAAGTCCTCATCTGTAAATCGTGTTGGTTCTGTAGAAGTACCTACAATGGCTTCATTTTTAGCGACTAGCTTACTGATGTAAGGGGCAATTGTTCCGTTATATTTCCGCTCCCCTTCTGCAGGAAGGTATCGGGCCGTCCATACTCTGGCAGTATATCCTCGTTCCTGCATCTTATTGTAAAGCGACATCTCAACTTGAGGTGTGCCTAGAAATATTATCCTTGCATCTGTATCTGGTTTCAAAATAGCTTCAAACTCCTTAACCAATTCAAACAATCGATCCCTCATTGTCTGCGTTAAACTGGTATTAGGTGTTTCCACATCATCTGCAATGATTATGTCTGCACGACTACCAGTTAATTGTCCTGTTATACCCACACTCTTAACAGATGGACTGTGATCTGTTCTCGCAGGAGCAACATCAAAGCTGATCTTACTGTCTCGCTGCTTCCTTGTAGGTATGAGGTGTTGTAATATTGGAACTTCATCAATTAATCGTCTAGTAAAGGTGGAGAAGGCATCTGCCCTCTCCTTACTTGCTGAGACAATCATGATTTTCTTCTGCGGATTGTTTAAGAGTACCCACAAAGCAAAAGCTGATGTAATCCAAGACTTCCCGATGCCCCGAAAAGCCTCAATAACAATCCTGTTATCACCGTTTTGTAGGTAGGATGCTATGTCGTACTGTATCGGGGTTGGGTCAGGTAAATTTAAATGTTTCCAGATGATGAAAACAAAGACTCGGAAGTCCTTTTTAACATCATCTAGAAACTCAGCGTCACGACTGCTCAATGCTTGGCCCAATGATTGTCTTCAGACTCAAAGACAGGGAGCGTATCGTGTAAATCAGCTAATCCCTCGTTCTTTTCTATATCTATGGCAATGTCATTATCCTTCAAGAGTTGTCGTGCCACATTTAACTCACTTGCAGTTGCTTCTCCGCTTTTAATCCGGGCTAACAGTTGTATTACTGTCTCCGCTTGTAAGTTCAGCATCAAGCTTTTTAAGTTGTCCATTTCTCGCTTTACCTTTTAATTCTGTATCGTCAGGGCCACGCACAATCTCTTCACCTGTTCCTCTAAACTCTCGCCAGACTTTCACTCCATGTACCGTATAACCTACTAAGGCATCTCCTGTGAATGGGTAGTCTTGTTCTTCGCTTTTGATTTTGTTTTCAAAGAGTGTGGTGATCAATTTTTCTTTTTCCGTAATAGCCATTATTTATTTCTACTTCTGTTGGCAGCCTTGCTCTGTACCCGAAGGTTGGAGGCTGAATTATTGAGTGGGTTGCGGTCTTTATGGTCAACATCTTTACCGTCACCTTTTGAGACTGCTCCTGTTTTGATTTTCAAGCGTCTAGCTGCATTCCTACTTGCTCTCTTCTTTATTTGTTCGGGAGAACTGTGGTAGTTTTTATACTCAGCCTTATAGTCTCTACTCACTCTTGCTATCGCCAACTAACATCCCAATAACGCCACTACCTGCGATAGTAGCTGCAATGATCTGGTCAGAAAGTTGAGGTTCAATTGAGAGGCCACAAGCACCCAAGAAGAGTATAAAACCACGAATCGTGGAGGCCTCGGATAGTCGGTTGATAACGTATTCAAATATTTTCATGATTCCTCTTATTTAGTTAAGATTAAGGTGAGGGCTTCTCCTACACCTAATTGTTGTACTAGTAAAATTGCCACAGCACCGAAAGTTGTGAATTTGATCTGCTGCAAGCAGCTATTGATTTCTTGAAGTGATTTCGCAAGTTCGATAGAAGTTACTTGTACTGCTTTAAGCGCAGTCTCTATTTCATGAGACTTCCATTCAAGCTTGGTTAGCCGTTCTTCTAAGTAACACTTAGCTTTCTCTGCCATTGCCCCCTCTCTTGTTAAACTTACATTTTATGTAACCATGTAGGCGCACCAAATCTATCTCTAAAATAAGGCTTGTCATTGGTCTTCTCCCAGTTGCACCACTTCTCGTACTCTTCTGGGTACTCTTTTTTGAGAACGGTTATCTCATTGTTTAGAACCTTCGCTCCCATGCCTGCCCATGCAGTACAAGGAAAGCAACTGTTCTTAGTAAAGCCTTTGTGGTAGTTGGGGTT